GATGGTCGCGAAGCTTAACGCGGGCTGGTCCGGGCGCAGTTTTGAATGAATGACAGGTAAACCATTGATTCTATGGTGGCGGAGGACAGGATCGAACTTGTCCAAGCCGCTGATTCTGTTCAACTTACTGACTTCTCTGAGAAGCAGGAAACGCTCGAAACGTCAGAAACACCGACTTGAAGTACGCCACAAGTACATGCCTTTTCATTCTTCGGGCGCGCCTTTTACTTCCGTAATTCCCTCGTGCGACAACTTCCCTTGCACCTTCAAATCCAGGATCTCGTCGTCGGTAAGCTCATACTGATCTCCATTCGGAAATGACAGGACCCGCGTACCCAACTCCCGATTTTCCGGAGTCATGGAAACAATCGCACCCTGCTTACTCAAGTATTCAAGGGCGAGCTCAATGTCAGTCATATTTTACCTTCCGCTTCCTCAATTCAGATGCTATGCTCTTTTCACTCACCTAGCGGACTTACCACCCGCGACTCCTCCTTGATTTGGCGCGATGTAAAGAAAAGCCCCGGCGTTACTAACCGGGGCTTTTATTTGCCCGAACGTTTTATTTCGTCTTTTAGAACCAAATTAAACCTTGACTAATCCGCTTCTAATCGGTTAAAAGAACTATGCATTCGCTATATCCTGGTAGAAGTTTGCACTCCTAAGCGCGGGGCGTAGCTTCAAAAAGCGATATAGACAGTATTGCCCTATGCGCGCGCAGTGGACCATCTTCCTTGATAGGGGGTGTGCCTCACGAGGCGGACATAGAAGGTCGATTGCAGTGGACCATCTTCCTTGATAGGGGGTGTGCCTCACGAGAATCGGACGTTCGATTGCCGAAGGAGCATTCGTATGTTCAATCCACGTGAGCGGCATTTCTCCGTCATTGAGCTCGCCACCTGCTGGAACGCCTCAACCGATCTCATCCGCGACCTCTTCGCCAATGAACCCGGCGTAATCAAGATCAGTCGCCGAACCTCTCTGCACGAACGCCCCCCTTCCAAAACGGGCCATCGAAAACCCCGCAAATGGGTGATGCTCCGCATCCCTGAACCCGTGGTCGAGCGCGTCTATCGCCGGCTCCTCGGCGAAGGACACTTCGGGGGTGGCCGATGAGACACGATGAGCTGGATTTCTCATTCACCTTCATACCCCAACTCAAAAGCAGAGAAGAGATCAGCGTCACACTGGATTTCATTCTGGCGTGTACCAAGATCTCCACGTTTTGTCAGTTCGTGCTCGACACCGATGGGAGCACGGAAGAAATCAGGCGCCAACTTTCCCATGAGGCTGAGGCAATCACCAACCGCTGGGTTTTGCAATTTCCATCGGCGGACGCGGCGATCGATCCTTCCGCGTATCACTCCCTCGCCATCGGCCTTAGGATCATCAGCCCGCCGGGTTTTGAAATCCGGAGGGCTGTCGTCCGTCAGATCAAACCGCTTTCGCCTCGCCCCGATCCACCCAAACCCCTCTGTCTCCCCTCACCCTCTCGTCCGCCGCGTCATCAACCCAGTCGCAGCGAACGGGAGACCCTTGAATTTCTTGAGCGGCTCCACGCAGCAGCCAAGGTCGAGAGGGGTCGATCATTCATTCGCCAAGAATTCAAAGACATCTGGAATGTTAGTGACTTTGGAACCTCGGTGGAAGAAGCTCTTGATACATTTCGTAACCGCTTCTTTCGCATTACCGAGAATGAGGAGGACGGTATATGAAATCCAAATCGTATCGTCCTGCTATCGCCGGTACGCCGAAAAAAATTGTCGCGAAGAAGTGCCGTGCCTTTAATAATTACCGAAAAATCAATGTGCTAACGCACGCTACTGATTCGCCACCCCGCCCTCGCTCCGGCTCGGGTACCTGTCCTATTTCTCACTATCGCTTCGAAATTGCTTATCAGCACCGGCCAGGTACCCGATCCGTCGCGACGCGGCGGGGTGGCGGTACTGGAATAGGAGGCAGCTATGCTGCCTAGCCAGTATCGTCTATCGACTCATTGCATGTGCGGCGGCACCACGCAAAGCGGCAAGTCCAAATGGTGCGAGTTCTGCATCCGCAAACACATCGTGAACGGCGACGCCGCGGTGTTCGCGCTTGACTGGCACGGGAGGATGTACCGCTCGCTCGTGGGCTTCCTCTCATACCAGCGGCCGAAGCGGCCGGTGATCCTGATCGACCCGTCGAGCCCGGACTGCGTCGTCCCGTACAACCCATTCGCACTCAGGCCGGGGCGCCAGGTTTCGACCCACGTGAACCGCACGGCGTCCCTGCTCGTGAAGCCCTGGGGCGAATCGAACTTGAATGACAAGCCGACCCTCGAACGGATCATCAAGATGGTTGTCCAGTTCATGGCCGAGACCGGCGAACCTCTCCACCATGCCGCGCAGCTCCTCGACTTTGCGAACCCTGGACTGCGCAATTATGCCATCTCCTCGATCGCAAACGAACGCGTGCGGCAGCAGTGGAAGACACTGCAGTACATCAAAACACTGCGCGAGTGGGACACCCATGTGCTTTCCACCCAGAACCGGCTCGGCCGCTTCCTTAGTTCCCCCGCGGTCATCCGGTTCATGGGCGTCCAGGGAGAATCGATCTCCCTCGCCGAGTGCATCCGGCAAAAGGCGATCGTCCTCGTGAATCTTGAGCACTCCGATTATTTGGACCGCGACTCGGCCAGGGTGTTCGCGTCGCTCATGGTCTCGGAGCTTTTCGACGCGGCGATGATGAACGCCAACGACCCCAAAAAATGTTTCGCGTATTTCGACGAGGCGAGCAATTATCTATCCGACGAGGACGGACGCATCCTCGATGAGGTCACCAAGTCCGGGTTGCGGGTGACGCTTGTCTTTCAGCACTTGGGACAATTTGCCGGGAAGCATCATCTCCTGGGGTCCATGCAGACCAATGCGCAGATCAAAGTCGTTTTCGGCGGCAGCCCGATCCCCGAAGCCAAGATGTGGGCCGAGGAATTCTGGTTCTTGGAAGCCAACGCGCGGAAGTGCAAGGAGGAGCGCTTCCGATATGTCACGGAATACGAGAAGGTCGCCTACGAGATTGAGAACAGCGGGTGGGGCGACCAATCCAATTGGGCAGAGTCCGGCGAACGAAAGACCGAGGGTGGCGGGTATTCGATGTCGAGCTCCGTCAGCCGCGGTACCCGGTTCGAGCCGCGCCTTCGCAAAGAACGGGACGGCCAGGAGGACTGGACTCGCGAGGAGAAAATCGCCCAGCTCGCGGAGCGCATCGTCTTCCTCCGGAAGCGTGAGTGCTACATCAAGACGCCCCAAGGGGTTCGCTTTTTCAAGGTGCCCCTGGTGACGGACTATGCCGGCTTGCTCAATTCCAAAACAATTCTAGAATGTAAGCAAGCCCTCCAAAAACAGGCAATACCCACCGATGAAGTCAACCGCATCCTCCAAGAAGCGGAAGCTCGTTTCCTTGAGAAAGGAGACGTCCATGCCGCGATCCCTAAACCAAAGCCCGCAAAAAAGAGGCCTCTATCGCCGGAGTGAGGATGATGACATTTATCTTTACGTCGGTAAGTTCAGCTTCCTAACCGCCGACGAGCTTGCCGTATTGTCCGACCGCAACGTCGTCTCCCTCCGGAAGCGGCTCCGCCAGCTATGCCTGATCGGACTCCTCGGGCGCGTGGAAGGCGGAAAACAACGGGAGGATTTCTTTAGGGAAATCATCTGCCGGAAATGCGGCACTGTGAACAAGCTCGCGTTGCCCGATGGCAGGATCAGGCCGAAACCGAACTTCCATTACCTCACCGACCAAGGAGGAGCGAAGGCGTCGGCGGTCATCGAGAATCCGATTGCATGGCGATCGAAAGCGGAGAGTCGGGTTGACCATGACCGCGTCATCACGATCATCCACCTGGCGCTCGACCACGCGTTCGGCGCCGCCCTCGACGACTGGCGCCAGCAGAAGCAGGATGTGAAGACGACCGTGGACGTCGATGGCGAAGTGATCTCTTTCTATCCCGACGCGCAGGCGACCCTTGGCGGCGAACCAATATGGATCGAGTACGCCAACTCGGAACCCTCAAGCGTGAACGGTGAGAGCGACATCGTGCTCAAGGTGCGCCGGTACAACGAGCTCATGCGGAAGCAGAAGGGCAAAGTCCTCTTCATCTTTCGCGAACGCGCCATGGTGGAGAACTTTGTGAACCGGATCGCGGGGCAGTTCCCGTATCTGTGGCCCCACATCACCGACCTTGACTCCATCACCACGCGGCCCACGGAGAAGATCTTCTACGCGCCGAAAGATTTTGACGTTCGGCCGCACGGACTCATCGAATAACGCCACCAACACGAAAGGTAACGTATGAACATCTTCGAACTGCAGGGACAGTCCTTCATCGTCCACGAGGGCAGAGTGTACGTTGAGCTCTCACCACAGGATCAGGCCGCTCACAACTCATCTCGCGGTCCAAAGAAATGCAGTCTTTGCCAAACAGAGGGTCACCAGGCGAAGACTTGCCCCAACCGCGCCTCGACTTCTTAAGCAGAAATGACACACTTAATAATGATCGGCTTCCCCCAGGGGATTCCGGGTACTCCGTCCCTCGTACCTTCCCGCTTCGAGGCGGTGTCCGCCTCGCACGGTGGGAAGGACGAAGGACATGAATGACAATATCCCCATCACGATCGGCACGGCGGTAAACACGCCGTTCTCGATCAATATGAAGCCGCACAGTTTTTGCGTTGGGCAAACCGGCGTAGGCAAGTCAACGATGCTTACTAACCAGTTCATTTCGCTGATCCGGCAGGGATATGGCGGCCTTTTTCAGGACCCGCACGGCACGGCGGTTGATAAGATTCTCCATTACATTCCTAAACACCGGATGAACGATGTGATCCTCGTTCGCCCCACCGCAAGCCATGTCCCCGGAATCATCCCGCAATACGCGTCGAAGGAGGAGGAGCAGCTTTACATTTCCCTCTTCGTCAGCATGTTCAAATCGATCTTCCGCAACGCCTGGGGAGACGAAACAGAGCGCATCTTCATGGGTGCGCTTCTCGCCATCACGGAGTACTACGGCTTTATCAATATCCCCGCCATCTATCTCTTTATCGCCCGCGACACGTTCCGCAAAGACATCCTTTCCAAATGCACGAACCCGCTCCTCGCGGATTTCTCAGAGCAGTACGACGCCAAACTCCGCACCACCGAGCAGATGGCGAAGTTCTCGCCGCCGCTCAACAAGATCGACGGCTTCGTCCTTCCCACGCTTCGTCCCCTCATGTCGCGTGAACGGCCCATAGATTTTCTGCGTGCCATGAACGAGCGCAAAATCATATTGGTCGATGTGTCCAAGGGCGCCCTGGGGTCCGAAGCGTCACAACTGATCGGCTCCATTATCCTTGGGAACATCTCCATCGCGGCCCTCCGCCGGAAGCCGGACGCGCCGCAGTTCTTCGTCTTCGTGGACGAGGTGCAGAATTTTCTCCATGGCGTTGACTTCGAGACCTTCCTCGCAGAGCTGCGTAAATACAATATTTCGCTGTGCATGGCGTCGCAGTATCTAGAGAACTTTCCTTCTCTCTCATCCCTCTTCGGCAACTGCCAGAACGCGATCGTCTATCGCGTGAGCGGGCGCGACGCGAAGGAGATCGAGGAGAACTACCTGGACGAGGGCGCGGCCAATCTCATCGTCGGCCTCGCGAACCACGAGTTCATCTGCTATCACGTGAAGGGCGCAACCCCCGTCAACTCCGGCGTGGTAAAGGCGCTGAGGGCCATCCGCAAGACCGGCACTGAACCGCCGGCCGGCGCCGTCATTGCGGAGAGCTTCCGGCGCTACTGCGTCGAGCGCAATGCCGCGGACGCCCCCATCCTGCAATTCCTCACGCCGAAAGAGACGCCCCCTCGAAAGGATCGCTCGCCTCGTCCTTCGCGGCGCACTCGCTAAGAGCGAGTTTCCGCTACAGGGCTTCGCCTCGCCTGTTATTCCCGCCCGCCACCCCAGGTTAAGAGTGCTTCACATGCTTTTTCATGGTATGGGGCGTCCCCTCGCCCCTCAAGGAACTACGACCCTTTGCCGCCGTCGCTCACGCGCCGAGCGGCCCTTTGGACGTTCCTCCTTGACCGTCGAGGGAACCCTCCCCATACCTCAATGAACAGCAGTGAAGCAGCACTGCGCAAAGGTCGAAAACAAATCAAAAATGAAAAACATGAACTATTACCGAATCCACTTCATCTCCGGCAAGAAGAAATTTGTGGACGTTGATGCCGCGTGCATCGACGAAGCTGTCGAGAAAGTGCTCGATACGCTCCACGGCACCGATGACACCGTCCTGGGCGACTTCGAGATCGAGGTTCTAGCGAGTACTGACTAGTGCGGAGGGGCTTGTGTTTCTAGGTGGGTAACCCATAATTAAAGTGCGCAAAAGTAAATTAATTAATGCCAACATATCTATGTCTAATTCTTACGAAGAAAAGCAGGCGAGGAAGAAGGAAGCCTTACAATCTCGCGCCGCAATTTTGAGGGCGAAAGCTGATGCGCTGCACGCTGACGGAATAAAAGCGTTAGGGGCTATCCCATTCGGCCAACCAATTCTCGTCGGCCATCATAGCGAAAAGTCCGATAGATCGTATCGAGCGAGAGCCGTTGCTAAGATCAATCGTTCGTTCGAAGTAGCCTCGAAGGCCGAAAAGTTGGAACGAAAAGCCGAGTCACTTCTTGCGGGTGGTATATCCTCTGACGATCCAGAGGCAGTTCAAAAGCTTAAGAAGAAGTTGCTTGATGCTGAGGAAACACACGCGTTTATGCTCGCGTGCAACAAGGATGCGCGGCACTGTGGGAATGTGATCCCTTATTTTCATTGGCAAATCTCCAATAGCCGAGCACGGATTACGGCCATAAAGAATCGCATCCAAGGTCTGGAGCACATTGCGTCTCATCCCGCGGAATCGCCTCTGAGTGGTGATGGCTGGAGGATTAGAGAAGATGTTGACGATAACCGTATCGTTCTCACGCTTGATGCGCGGCCGGATGATTCCCTGAAGAAGCTCTTGCGTTCCTATGCCTTCCTCTGGTCGCCATCACGTAAGGCGTGGGTGCGTAAGATCACGCCGAACGCCCGATTCGCAGTTAAGCACCTTATCGCTAAACTTTAAAAATTTCGCCCCGCCACCTTGTGAGTGTGCGGGGCTTTTTTTCGTGCTTGCACATGTTGCTAATCAAAATCAGGAACATCCAGGTAGGACAGCGCGAGGTTCCAATTGCCATCCAAGTTCTTCAAATATCTATCGACTAGATAGGCGCTGAGCTTATTCAACACGTCATGAATGTGATCAAGGTTCTCGTACAGCTCCCTGAAGTCAGTGTTGTACTTCTGCTGATCGTCATATCGGAACGCCATGCTCTTCCGGTCTTTGTCGTCAAACTCCTCGATCAGGCCGGTGATGTATTCCTTATCGATTTGTCGCCAAAACTTCTCACCTATTCTATGAGGCGCAGCATCACAAAATTCATTCCAGAGCTTCTTCAGGAAATGCTCCCACTTGATCTTCTTGATCTCTTCAGCATTTGTCCCGTCACTCTTTATAGAACGAGCACTGAGCACGAGCTCCTTCACACTCAATTCAATGTAATGGCGAAAGAGAAACGTCGTTGCCGTACCATATGCGCGCGCGTCGAGCTCGCCTTCTACGATCCCCTTCATTAGATACTTGCTCGCCTGGAAATAAGAATCACTATAGCCGGGGTAAACAATCCTGTCGGGCTCCTCCGAAAGCACCTTACGATAGTCCCTTTTATCAAATGCGTCGTATGGGTAGACTGGTTCATCTTCCACCCCATCATCGATCCACTCATCATCGTTCATATTAGAAAGTCTAACCTCCCCTTTTCCTCATATGATATAGTGCCGGACAATGAGCCTCAAGCACACGTCGCGTGCCATATTGTTTGGCCTTTTTGCGCTTTTGTTTGTTTTCGTGCTATTCGGCATCATTTGGTTGATGGCGAGGCGGCCGCTTATAAAGACCGCAAGCGCGACTTCCCAGCAATCAGCTCCGATGCGCTACAGCCAACTCATCTGCGACGATGCCTATCAGAGCGAAGCACCTCTCGGAAAGCGGAACCCTCCGTATATTGACATCGAACTGAACGCAGGATGTTTCGGAGGGTGGGTTACCTTTCCCCAAAAATGGCGGAACTGGCAATACCAGATGATGGGGAATAATCCGGATGACTGGGTTGCTTATTGGCGGCACAATGTCGCGAGTCCCTATGGTCCATTTAGTGCCAACATCATGAACACGGCGCACAACCTTCCTGATTCTGACAATCCCGTCCGATTTCAAGGGCATGGAATGCTCCGCGCATACGCGGTGGTCCGGGATCAACAAGGCGACGAACCGCCGATTACGGTGAAGATAAAAGTGCACAACGGAAAAGAGCCGTTGCCTTCGGGCAAGGACGATCTCGATTCAGGGGATTCGACGCCGGCATCGGTTCCGCCCATCCAATAAAAAGCCCCTATCGCATGATAGGGGCTAAGAGTTTTTGGATTGCTTCCGAGGAGAGGCTGTCGGGCTGGTTTCCGTCCGACAGATTCACCGCATACACGAAATGACGGGCGGCGAGTCGGGGCAGGAGTTCCGCCTGCGCTTCCCTTCCCGGCACATCAGGATCGAGCATGAGAACGATGCGGTCAAAGCGCGCAAGAAGATGTTCTTGCGCCTCCGAGAGCGTCCGTCCCATGAGTGCGACGACGCTGGGAAAACCGGCTTGACTGACCTTCATGGTGCCGAAGAATCCCTCAACAATTGCCACCATGTCGGCCTGTTCGCCTACTCGATGTAGATTGAAAAGTTCGAGGGTCTTGTGGAATCCGGAAGGAAAGTGGTACTTGTCGTTCGCCTCCGGATCGATCGATCGTCCCACATAGGCGACGAGCTCGGCCAGGCGGTTGTGGATGGGAATGACGATCCGGTACGGGTCCTTAATGACGGTGGATTTCCCGCCGTAGAACCCGACGCCGAACGCCTTTGCCGTTTCGGGTTTGATGCCGCGCCGTTTCAGGTATTCGTGGGCATGGTCGATGTCCTTGAATCCCGATTGAAATTTGAGCGGCAGGTTTGCAATGGGAGCCTCCGCTTTTGTGGGCTCCGGCTTCTTTTCAGGTTCCGCTTTGGGCGACGGCTTGTGGCCGTTCTCAGGTTTGGAAGGTGCCGTCGGGGCGACACCGAGGAAATCGTCCATCAACTTTTTGGCGGCCGTGTAATAGTCGCAACCGTCGAGCAGATGCACGAGCGTGATGACATCCCCCCCGCTCTTTCCTTCCCTGTTCGCCTTGCAGGAATCGGAATGGCATACCCAGTAATTGCCGGCGATGTTCACGCCGAACGAAGTCTTGCTCTTCTTCGATTCGTGTGTACGAAGGCGGCATTCGCCGTGTAGCCAGTTCTTATCGCCATTTGGTTTCAGCTCGAACCCATATCGTCGAGCCACGGACACGACGGACACTTCGCGCTTGATCTGCGCGAAGGGCAGCTTAGGGCGATCCATAGGAACACCTCTTTGCTTTAATCGTGAAGATGTTTTTCAGGGAGTGTAAGAGAAGAACTACCGCCGCTAACGCTGGAATGGTTGGATTGGAAACTAGTCTGACTTTTTCTCGCGGATCTGCAGCTTCAATAGCGGCAGCATGTAAAGCTTCACGTTGAGCGAGCGGTCCTGATTGCGGAACGCCACGCCTACTTCGTGCCAGTATTTCTTGTCGCCGCCGTTGTCCTCGATTGCGAAGACCGTAAGCGGAGTTTGCTTGTCGGCCATTTCTGTGGCTTCCTTTCAAAGAGCCACTTTCAGCATAGGAAATGGACAGGAGAACGCAAGGTGGGGATAACCTCACTTGCGGTTACCCGCAGATGTGCTTTAGTGAAGGTAATGGCATCACTCAGTTATTACGTCCGGATCTTCGGAAAGCGGGAAGGCAGGAAGCGTTATAACGCATATCATCGGGAGTACAAGAGAAAGAACCGCGCGAAGATCAACGCGGCTCGCCGGAAGACCTATGAACTAAGGGCGAGGAAGGTTACACGAGTTATCCCCAGTTAAGGACTTGCAAGGTTACGCGAGGGTGCTATTGTTAGAGGGTACCAAAGGTCGCAAAGCAAGAACTTAGAAACAATGAAAAACAAACTCTTTACGTATTGGGACTATGACCCGATACAGTGCAGGCCCCGCCTTGAGCTCACCGCGCTCGGTGTGGCACTTGCGGTCATCGCAGGATTGATCACCGCCGCGGTTGCAGTGCCCGTGATTTACGCGTTGCTCGTTGGATTCGCAGTTTTATAAATTCATCAACGCAATCAAATGAAGAATCAACGCGAAGGGTATTGCTACGTCTGCGGCGATGTTGTCGAAGAAGAAAAGGGGATCGCCGAGCAGATTGACCGGGAGGAGGGGTCGGCGGGCTGGGGGACGAAAAAATGGGTCGTGCGGCACGTCGAATGCCAGCCGCCCACAAAAGAAAATAAAAATAACAACTTAGATAATGGCTATTGAAATTAGAAAGGCAGAGCGGGTCAAGTCCAAGCTCCGGCTCGGACTCGCAGGCCCTTCGGGATCAGGCAAGACAATGAGTGCGTTGAAAATCGCCAATGGTATCGGCGGCCCGGTGTGCCTGATTGACACCGAGCGCGGCTCCGGCGATCTCTACGCGAATCTCTACGACTATTCAGTAATCACGCTTGAGCCTCCGTTCAAACCGGATACGCTCATCGAAGCGATCCATGCAGCGGAGAAGGCGGCCTTCAACGTCATCATCATTGATTCGCTCTCGCACTTCTGGAGCGATGAGGGTGGCATCCTTGACCAGGCGGACAAGATGCAGAACAGCGGCAAAAACCGCTTTACGCTCTGGGCGGATCTCACCCCGCAGCACCGTCGACTTGTGAATGCATTGCTCAATTCACAGAAGCACATCATCGGCACGATGCGCTCCAAGCAGGAGTATGCGATGGAGACCGACGACAAGGGGAAGGCGAGCGTTAAGAAGCTCGGCCTGGCGCCGGTGCAGCGCGAGGGCATGGAGTACGAGTTCACGGTCTTCTTCGACATCTCGCAGGACCATTACGCGAAAGCGACGAAGGACCGGACAAATATGTTTGGCAACGAGGTCTTCATCATGGATGAGCAGACCGGCATACGGCTCTCGAAATGGCTTGAGGAAGGCAAAGAGGACTTGAATGCCTTGAAACATAGCATCATGGAGCAGTTTGTCCGCCTCGATATTCTTGTTCCTGAAAATCGAGATCAGGTGCGCGACTTCGTTTCAGGCGCGGTGAAGAAACTCACCGGCCTTGATCTCACGGATGAGAAACTCGCGGAGATCCTCGCAGCGCTTACCGCATTGACCGATAAAAAGGCCGCGTATGAAGCCGTTTTCGGAACGCCTGCCGCAGCGGCATAAAAACGATGAGAGACATCAAATTCAGGGCGTGGGACGACAAGAAGAAAGAATGGCTCATGGGCTACGAAATGCCGAACTTAGGAGGATTCAGTTTGTTTGGTGAATGCGTTCTTCTCGGAGAATGGTCATCCACAATGGATAAATTCCTATTCGGCAGGGACGGCTATACACCGGATGATTTGAAAGTCATGCAGTTCACCGGTCTCAAGGACAAGAACGGGAAAGCGTGCTTTGAAGGCGACAGAGTTCAGAATCGTTTATCTCAGCATCATGGCATCGTGAAATGGATTGATGAGTTCGCCACCTTTGCCATCGTAAATGAAAAGGGCGATTGGGTCGGATCGCTCGGAGCCTTTGGAAGTGATGGCTTTGAAATAACTGGCAATATCTATGAAGGTTAAGAATGGCAGAGAAACCATTACGGCTAAGATCGCTTATATCGCAGGATTCTTCGATGGGGAAGGGTGCGTGAGATTGAAGCAATCGAATCAGAACGAGAGTTCCTATTACGTCATCGCGCATATTACCAATACGAACCAGATGATTTTGGAACAGGTGCAAGATCTCTTTGGCGGCACAATTCGTATGCAGGAAAAGGGAGTGAACAAGACGATCTTCAACTGGCAAATCACGTCATCTGAGGCTGCGGATTTCCTCACGACGATCTCGCCTTTCCTTCAAGAGAAGAAAACCCAAGCCCTCCTCGCCATTAAGTTTCACAGTCAGAAAGGCACACTGAAGCCGGATGAAAGGGTGAGCTGGGCGCGGGTAATGAGCGAGATGAAGAAGTTTCCAGGCGGCAACATCTACGAAAATCCCGAATTGCTCACAAAATAACTTAACGATCAACACCAATGAATTTGAACAAAGTAATCATCTCAGGCTGCGTGTCCCAGGCGCCGGAGCTGCGGACAACGCCGAGCGGACAGTCAGTTGCAACCATGGGCGTCGCAACCAATCGCACATGGACGGATAAAGCCGGTGCGAAGCAGGAAGCTGCCGAGTTTCACACGATCGTGATGTGGGGTAAGACGGCCGAGATCGCGAGCACCTATCTCCAGAAGGGATCGCTCGTGCTCGTGGAAGGGCGTCTCGAAACGCGGAGTTGGACGGACAAGGCGGGTGTCGCGCGCAAATCGACGGAGATCATCGCGGAAGACGTCCAGTTCGGTCCGCGGCCGACGGGGCAGGCAGCGCCGGCAGAGAAAGCACCAGAGCCGGCAAAAAGGTCGATCATTACTGAACGGCACGAGCCAATGCCACTGCTCAGTGGCGATGAGGAAGATAGCGGCCGCACCATGAAGCCTGCGTTTGCCGGCGAAGGCGACGACATCGGAGAGCCGCCGTTCTAAACCATCAAGGGATTCCGCACGAATAAGCGCGGGGCAATAGTGCGGTGGGTTTCTAAGTACCCTCATTCGTCCCTCCCCGATTAGGTGAGCGACGCGAGATTGCAGCTAGTCCATCCATGTTCTGTCACGCCGTTTTTTGCGAACCTCGACTCGTTCGTTGCCGCCAGGCTTTTCCATCTTGACAGGAACCTTCTCTCGGCCCAGGAAGGCTATGATGAGCTTCGCAGTGTGGATAGTTAGAACCACTGCCATGCATACGAAGAGGAATGTCTCGCAACACTCCAACGCGATGGTTCTAATTTGAAGAAGGACTTCGCCGATCAGGGAAAGCATCATCGCCCTCCATTGCAAACAGTGTTTCACGGAATGCAATGGGACGCAACGCCTGAGTCAATAAACCTCTTGCGTCAACAGCATAACCCATAAGGTCGCGCTTGACTACCACAAAAGTAACTTTTGTGAAAAATCTTTGGGAAGTTACCTAAGGGAATTCATAGACCACGATAGTCTTACAAGTTTTTTCCACAGGGCCCCATAAGTGAAGCAAACTCCCTATATGTAGACAAGAGTGAGGCTTGAGTAGACATAGAAAAAAATTTTGTAGATCCAAAAAGAAACAAATTCTCGAATTCTAATGATTCAAGACACATCAATCGCCGCCTGGCACAACCTGCAGTCCAAGCTCGGCTACGCACAAAAGCAGGTTCTCGCCGCCATCCGGCAATACCCCAATTCCACGAATAACGAGCTCGCAGACATTCTCGACTGGCCCATCAACCGGGTTACCGGGCGGGTCAATGAATTGCGCAAGACGAAGCCGGTGCCGCTCGTGATCGACGGCGGAAAGCGCCGGGACAAACTCACTGGGAACATGGCGCACGTGTGGAAGGTAAAGCCGCCGATCGAACTGCCGCCCGCATTCCCCCCGAAGCATTCAGAACCAACAAACAAACTATTCAATTAGCACAATGACACCAAAACAATATCTCGTAACCGGCCTCATGGTGGGCAGCATCTCCGGTGCACTCCTGTGCGGCGCCGTTGTAATATCGATCGCCCGCCAGCCCGCATCCACCCCGGCAGTCGCCGCGACATCGACCTACTATATCAACGCATCATCGACATTGGTCGTTGATACGCCTCCTTCCAAGATGGAAATGCAATCAATATTTTGGCAATCTTCATCGTCTACCCAGGAGTTCTCATGTTTCTTTGGTCAGGGCGATACTTGCGTTGTGAGCATTCAGGACTTCAAGGCCGACATCTTGCTCCTCAATACACTCCGATCCGGCAACTTCACGATCTCTGGCAACAATATCTCGGTGCCCATCGGCAACGGCAGTTCGAGCGATCTCATGAGCGTGCTGAATTATATGCAGAGCGAGATAGCGAAATGAGAAGGAGAAGGTCGAAACCAAAGCCACAGCCAAAGCCGGACTGGGACGGGCCACAGGGCGTGTGCTGAGCGATTCAATGTACTGGAGCCGCGCCGATGCCGTAATGGCCGGCGAATCGTTCCTGAACGTCCTTGGGAAGGAGCTTCGCGTACTGGGCAAATTTGTCCGCAAAGATTTCGGGGTGCTCGCGGGAGAAGAAGACATCCATCAAACCGCCCGCCCGGCTTGCGCTCCATCCAACCTTGTAGTCGACTGTTCCGTCGGGCTTCTTGATGAATTTGAGAGTCTGCACCATTTCCCATTCAGATTGCTTAGGGTCATGCTCCTTGGTGAATTTATAGTGCACATCAGTCGCCGTGACGTACATAGTCGTCCCATCGCGTGTGACGAGGATCTGGCAACTGGATGTGTCTCTTCTCGGTGATTCAAAGAGGGAATACCGCGCCGAATATTCCGGCCAATTCTTCAGATCCTTTTCCTCCTTCCACGCCACCGCTTGCGTGCACCCCAGCGGAACAAGGTAAAGGCACAACACCGCCGCGGCGACAGCTTCAGTAACTTTCATTGGGTTTGACCTCAGCGATCAGAATTGTATCCTTATTGCAAAACTCCCCGCCACAGATTTTCGTGCACCACATCCCTATAAAACCTCTCACCGTAAACCGAAGCTACCAAGGGCGGAGATTTGCAACGCCCGAGTTAAAGGCCTTCAAGCAAGCACTCATTTACCTTTTACCGCCGCTCTCAATCCCAAAAGGCCCGCTCAGAGTCACGTATGTCTTTGGCGTATCTTCCAAAGCCGCAGACGGCGACAATCTGATCAAGAGTTTTCAGGACGCGCTTTGCGAGAAGTACGGCTTCAACGACCGGGACATCTACCACTGGGATGTGGAGAAGGTCATTGTGCCGAAGGGGCAGGAGTACGCGGGGTTCGAAATTAGTGGCATTTAGCCTTTGCGCGCCATGGCGATGAGTTCTTCAAGAAGCTTCGTGGCCCGATCGGCGGGGGCATCCCATTCTGAACCAGAGTCCCGAAACTGCTCCATGATTTCTAGAAAGCGTGTCGGTATGTCCGTCTTGTCAAGATCGGCATGGATGTATATGCGGTCGGTGAGTACGACCCCCGCCGCTTTCATCGAATCCAGGTACGACTGCTTTGATTGAGGCAGCTCGGAGTTCAAAGAGGCAGTGTAGCTCATGTGTTCAAGGATGTAATGACTCATCGCTGTCACGGTCTCCTTGAATTCCTGCTTTCGATTGTCACGTAGCCACTGCATGTGCTGACTGTTGCGCGTTAAGAAGTGGCCCACGACAATTCCGATGAGCGCCCCGCCCATGCCAACCCCCGCGACCACGAGCGTTACCGTCTGCTGATCCATAACCCTCCTTGAGCTCGTTCACACTTCGAATGGCGCTTCGCAACAGATCAGGAATCTGTCCGGTGCTGCCTCTTCAACTTGGAAATTGGTGCAGAGGTGTGTTCCCCCGGGAGGAATCGTTACACCGCGATTGAGGTCGATGCATTCGATCTCAGCCTCATGGCGACTCTCCCAATACATTGCGTCTTCCGGAACCTGACAGAAATGGTAGATGTTCCGGTTATCGTTCGGCGGCGCATCGCGCTCAGCTCGCGAAATGTAACCTTTCTGCATTGGTTCTCCTCGTTGTTCGTTTACGTCGGTCTCCGACTAAAAAAGATTGCCATGAAGCTGAACATTGCCAACGTTTTTGCAAAGTCCCGGGACAATTGATCAAAGCCTGGCGTGAAGGTGATGCCCAGTGTGATCCCGAACGTCAGGATGATAATCGCCCACGTCCAGTCAATCACGCCTCCGCCTTTGGCGTGAATCTTCGAGATTGCAGACCAAACAGTGAACGGGAGAGCAATCCACGCGGTGAGGAAGACGTGATCTTTGAACCAAGTCACAGGGGGCCTCTATTTGAACAGAATTTGCGTTAATTGTACTCTTTAGTAGTAAACCCACACTCCCCACCTCCCAATCATGAACACCCCATAACCCCATGCCCCGCCCAGACTTCTTCAAGGACATACAGGCAAAGCACCGCTCTGAGGAGTGCAGGGCCGGCAAGCATCCGGATTGTCCCCTTGAGGTTGTGCTCGGCGACCCGATCGCCTATCCTCCGAAGATCAAACCGTGTACGTGCGCGTGCCACGATCCGGCCGGGGTTTATCCCCAGCATGAGCGATTGATTTTACATCCCCACGCGGTATCATCTAAGTAACCCACATCACCACCATGAGCGCGAAGAAATTCACCAAGTCCGTGCGCCTCATTGCCATCATTGCATTGGTCGTCATCGAAGCCGCGATCATCGTCGAAATCATTAAAGCGGTCATTCAATAACTTATGTTTAGATTCATTGCGAAAGTTGCCGCGAAGATCCAATATCGATGGCGACAGGAAGTAGAAGCGGAAACGAACCTGCTTCACGCCGGCCTTGCCACGCGCCTCGCCCAGGAAAAAAGAGAGCTTGTTGCGCGCGTCACGAAAGAGGCAGATGCGATGGATGCGCGCATCAAGGAGGCCGCCGAGATGGAAGAGAAAGGCTTTTGGGAGTGCTTGGCGGGACATGAGCTTCCGGACGGTTTTGCGGTTGGTACAGCGGAGCCAATCAAAGACATCGCAACGGCAACCTTGCCCTGTCCTCAATGTGGAAATGCCATGAAGTTCATCAAGCGCGATCAGATGTCCGGCCAGGAGAGATACGAGTCCGATAAAGACCGCGGCGAGGCTCAGAAAATCGCCGACGACAAGCGCGCAACGGTGAAGGCGGAGGAAGAGAACGCGGCGAACAGCGAAAAGACTGCCAAGTACTTCCGCGACCTCGCCCAGAACAATCGTACAATTGCCGACAAAATCCGGAAATTGTAAAAGGTCGAAAATCTAAATAACAACGTAAAGCAATGAATGAATTCAAAGTAGGCGACAAGGTAACCATCCTTGATGTCAACAAGCAGGGCGAAGTAACCGCAGTCTCGGAGGACGGCCAGGTCACCGTGAAATACACGGATGAGGCCGGCGCCGAAGCGACGGAAACCGGAACCGCGGACAAGTTCGGCCCGGCGGGAGCTTCGGAAGAAGCTGCCGCAGAAGGCGAGATGGAATCCGAATCGTCCGACGAATCGAAGGAAGAGGAAGAGTCGGAGAGCGCAGAATAGCTAGTCATGGGCCGGGAACGCCAAACGGCAACGCGGCGATAGCGAATAGGCGGATCGGGCCTCGCAATCCACCCGTATATCAACGAACGCTGTGCAACCGCCCCATCTGTCGGGCATCAGGAGCTTCCCGGCCCATTTTCAAACAAATGAGTAATCCTCTTCCAAGAACGACCGCGTTAATCAAAGCCAATCCGCGTCGCTTTATATTCGCAGTCCTCTTCTCGCTAATGTGGACATGGGCTTTTATTCAGTGGGCGTCCGGAAAAGTCATCGTTTTTGAAATAATCAAAATGTGTTCACCTCAGTAAATGATCGAACGCTACACCATAAAAGTCGGGCCGGCAGTGAGCCAGAAGGAACTTGAGAAGGCGCTGAATGAAGGTGGCGACCTTTCGGATGCTCACAAGCTAAAAGCTCGGATTGAGCTTATCGGGGAGGCGGAGGATTTGAAAAAGTTGGCCGAAGTATTGCGGATGCTTTCGCTCAAGCAGTAATATAATCGGCACTGCCCAGAAGGAGGATACAAACCCGTGAGCATCCCGCGCATTATTTCCGTTTGTTTATTGGTGGTCACGTTGCTCGTCGGGCTGTGCGAACTGCGCTGTTACCTGGAAATGAAGTGGGCAGCACAAGCTCTCCAAAGCTGGCATGAAATCGACAAACAGATAGCAGCCGATCACGCGATACAGCCTGCTACGCGGGACGCCGTCAAATCGGGCATGGATGCAGCTGATCAACACATGAAGGCAGCTGATCGGTTTGACCAACTAGTGATGGTCATCAGAGCGTTCTTGACTCTGGTCGTATTGGGTTTCGTCATGTGGCTGTTCAAGAAGCATTACGATAAGGCAAGTAGGGCATTCGCGTTCGGCAGTTTAATGATGGTTCTCGCCTATTGGTTTAGACACAGGTGATCGTCTTTCTTGCGTGATCTTCGGATCGATGGCATGATTGTCTAAACCCTCCACCGCAAGCATGCCCGCCTATTCATCCGACACCAAGAAGTACCACCGCGAACGTGTCCGCAGTATTCTCGTCCAGAACCCAATGCTTGCCGGTGAGCATATCCGCCGCAAGCTCGAACAAGACGGCCTGGTGCTTGATCGGAACTACATCAATGGCATCGTAAACGACATTCACCGCGAGCGAGCAAAACGCGCGGAAACGTGGACGCTGAACAACGCGCTCACTGCCCTCCAGGACGCGATGGGGGAAGTGGTGCGCGTCGGCTGGGAAATAGCAAACGATCAAATGGCGCCCGGCCGCGACCGTGCCGCAGCCCTGCGCGAGATCCGTGAGGCGTATAACCTCGTGTTTGAAAAGATGTTTGACGCCGGCGTCTTCGAACGCAAGCTCGGCACCCTCGACGCCACGATCCGTAACACCCCGCTATCAGAAGATAAGAAACAGTCCATAGAGGCTGTATTCGCAAACTGGGGGCTGATACCACAGGAGCCACTTCAGATTACTTCAGATTCACTTCAGATTGCACCGCCTAAGGAGGATGCCACCCCACCAACCGACATCCAGCCTTAGCCTCACGTTCGACAGCTTCGAGGCACGCAAAGAAGCCCGGAAACGGCTGCTTGGCTTTTCGCTGGTATACCTCACCGGCTATTTCACTGATCCCCCCGCCCTGTTCCATCCACAGCTTATCCACGCCCTTGAAACCGAGGATGAGCGCCGCGTCCTGATCCTCGGTTTCCGCGGCTCCGGCAAAAGCACGTTCGGGAGCATGGCGCTCCCGCTCTGGGCCGCGCTCGAATACCCCGAAAAGTATCCCTTCATCATCCTTGTCGCCGACAGCAGCCGCCAGGCGACGCTCAACATCTCCGCGATCAAGCACGAGCTCGAAACGAATCAGCTCATCAAGCAGGACTACGGCGAGATCCGTGGAAACGTCATCGAGGATTTCACGCTTCAGGGCGAGGGTGAGGAATGGCAAAAGCAAAATATCGTCCTGTCGAATGGCGTGCGCATCCTTGCCCGTTCCCGTGGGCAGAAGGTGCGCGGTCTGCGCCATCTCCAGCACCGGCCGCGGCTCATCGTCGTGGACGACCCTGAGGACGGCGAATGGGTCAGGACGAAAGAGAACCGCGACAAGACCGACCGGTGGCTGCATTCCGAGATCATGCCGGGCATGGACGCCCGCAAAGGCAAGCTGGTCGTCATCGGCAACCTGCTGCACATGGACGCGCTGTTGTCACGGCTCCGTGCGCCCGGCACCGGCTTCACCTGCCTCGCCTTCCCGCTGATCGACGACGAGGGCAAATGCACATGGCCCGCGATGTACCCCACGGAGCAATCGCTCAAGGACAAAGAGCGCGACATGGGGGCGATCGCGTGGCAGCGCGAAATGTTGCTCAAGATCGTGGCCGACGACGAAGCGGTCATCAAGCCGGAGGACATCCATTACTACGACGAGCGGCCGACGGGCATCGCGGCGATCAAAGGCCACGGCATCGACCTTGCCATCTCGCAGAAGGAGAGTGCCGACTATACGACGATCGTCAGCGGCGAGGTGTTCTACGACGATGGGGCGCCGAAGATTTACATCCGCCCGAATCCGTACAACGAGCACGTCACCTTCCATAATTTCCTGCTCAAGGTGCGGAACATCCCTGGCGAGCTTGGTGGCGCGAACCTGTTCTTTGTGGAAGATGTGGCATATCAGAAGGCGGCGATCCAGGAGATGGAACGGGCGCTGCTCCCGGTCGTGCCAATGAGGCCGACGACAGACAAGCGCAGCCGCCTGCAGACCGTCGCGCCGCTTATCAAGAACGGGACAGTGTGCTTCCCGCGCGTCGGTTGCGAGGAGCTGTTAGGCCAGGTGTTCAATCTTGGGGTGGAGAGTCATGATGATCTTTGTGACGGTCTGACGACGCTATTAAACGGTTTAATAATGCAAGGCTTGGAACTTCCGAAGATTCACTGGATAGAGGCGTGACACCTAATTCATAGCGCATGAAGTCGATAGCAAGATTCACGGCATCACCTAAACGAGGAATTAGATCGCTCCCCTTCTTAAAATCCCCGTTTGCAGCCCTTATGATGCAAACTCTCATCACTTGCGCCGGGCTATTCACAGCAGAATTCACTACCTTACTACACACGAGAGAAGCGGCGAAGCGCTTCTCATCGAAATCCGCGAGCAGGTCGGAGCAATGTTTAGTTTCATCCAGGATCCGCTCTTTCCATTGTGCGTCCTTGACCTTCATATCGCCGCCGTAAGCACTATACAGAGCGTTAACGGCATTGTGCGCTTTGCGCAGAGCAGTCATAGTAACTAACAGCGTGTCACGACTCAATTCCCATTGTCGTTGCTCACCCCATACCCGATTCTCTATGTTTGACTCAATCTTTTTTGTCGCTTTTCTTAGCTCCATCGTCTGAAACTTCAGATCTTTGAAATCGTCCTTTGTGGCAAGATTCTCACCCTTCTTCTTCAAATATGCCCCTGCATACGCTCCCACCCCGGCGCAGACCAGCGTAAACAGCCATAATTCGACCTGATCCCATGTCGGTAGCATGGACACCATGATATACACACCTCGCGCTCATTGCTCATTTTTCTATACTTAGAGTAGATGCCCTCCACCACCGCGCCGGAAGTCAAGCGATAATCACCTCGCCGACGATCCGCTGGATTGAGACGTAGCCGTAAAGTCCTCATAGTTTTGTCCTGTGATATGAGTGCAAATATGCGCGTCCCGTCGTTCTTCCTTGACCCAATATTTCTGAAACGATTCACACGACACCCATTCTCCAATGTCATTTCGAATCATTACGCTTACAGGATCCATCGAGTTGCCCCAAATACTACCGCGAACAAGAGCCACTTTCCCCTGAAGATCACGCATGCTATGAATGACTCCAGAATTGCGCCATATTTCAGCAGTGTTGTCCTCAAGATCAATTTCGAGCGAATTGTCCGATGAATCGTAATTCGCGTAGAAGCGCTGCCCAATGCTATTTTTGTCTTGTTTTCCAACGAATCCGAAATCGGGACCACCTTCAAGACCGCTATGTACAGCACCAATATCCTCTTGATGCGAATAAATCTCCACGACATAATCTAATAGCTTGGGCGGACCGTCCATTGGCTGTTTCATCAATAACCAAGGCTTTTGCGTTGCTTTGAATTCTCGACACAGCTCTCCGAATCTCTTGTCTTCGCAGGTTGACTTAAACGAGACAATTACAGCTGATCCCCGGATCGGAGAGAGCGCCCTTGTAACAGCCGCCAAAGTCCTCAGAGACCGCTCATTCATCTCCTCCGATTCTTTCTTATCATCACGCGCTTTCTTCATTTGTGCAGCAGCTCCCAAGATTGTGGTGACCACAATTCCGAATAGTGCAATCCATCCCGGAAGCGAAATTTTCTTATGCTCATCGTCCTTCTTTGACCTTTTGAAGTCGGTCGCGAGACCAAGAATGCCAAATAAGCCTGTCAGGACGATGGAGCAAATATTCCACACTGACAGCCAGTCGGACTTCTGCGCGTCTACTGCAAAAAGCATCATAGACCGGCCTCCTGAGAGGAATCAGGGTCTTTGTTATCCACTTGCCGAAAAGCACCAGTTTGCTACGCTGAAGGTAATCCCTCCAAATGTCGCCCACCACCGCGCTAGAAGTCAAGCGGGTACCTCATTCTGAAGATCTCCTTCACCCAGGCGAGTTCGTTTTCATATCCAAGCGTGAGCCCATCCGCACTTTCCAGAGCGTTCCCCTCGACCCGCCGACAGGCGCCTTCCGCCGGTTGTGGTGGAGCCTGTTTGGGAAGAAGCACGACACGAAGCAGATCGTCGAGCTCCTCTGGCCGGAGATCGATACGATCATCTTGAACTGCCCAGAGTGCAACAGCCCCCTCGCCACGACGCGAAGCCATAAGATCGTGAGCCTTGAGCCGCTCACCATCGAAACGCCGCTCACCTGCCCGTATTGCCGCACTAACACCTTCAACGTCGCTGAAGGAAAGATTATGCTTGCGTAGATGAAGGTGCTTTTTCTCGACATCGACGGCGTGGTGAATTGTGTGAGAACGACCGCCCGTTATCGCGGGGTAATCGGCATCGATCCTCACATGGCATTCCTCGTCGGGCGCATTATTTTGAACACGGATGCCAAGGTTGTTCTCAGCTCTTCCTGGCGTGGATGGCCGGAAGGCGAGGACGAAATCAGGAAGCAGGTGTACGACTTCATTGATTGCACCAAGCATATACCTGATGAAGGTGCTGTCCGCGGCGATGAGATTAAGGATTGGCTCGACCGGCATCCAGAGGTGCAGCGTTACGCGATTCTAGACGACGATAGCGACATGCTCCCGGAGCAGATGGATCACTTGTTTCACACGGAGTGGGAAACCGGAATCACCCCAGAGATTTCTGACAAAGTAATTGCCTATTTGAACGCATAAATGTCATCCCCATCCCTTAATTCCAATAACAAGCCGGGATGGTTCCCGCGCCTCATGCGCGGCATCGCTTCGCGCATCGACCCGGAGGTATACGAACAGGGTCCGATCGAGATGACCCGCTATGGCGTTATCAAGCGCGCCACGGGCAAGGGCGGCGCCGCGGTGTTCGGCGAGTTCTCGCAATCCGGCGGTAACCAGTTTGCCATTGAACGACCGGGCGGCGGACATCACATCGACCCAGAGAAAGCGCTTCTCAACAATCGCGGCTATGTCTATGCGGCCGTGAACGCGAAGGCCCGCGAGGTGCAAAACATCGACTTCCGGCTTTTCGAAGTGGACGGCGAAGATCACAAGGAAAAGACGACGCACGATCTTCTCGATCTCCTGGATGGGGTGAATCCGGACATGATCGGCGCGGAGTTGAAATACCTCACGTCGTCGCATCTCGACCTCGTCGGGAATTGTTATTGGCTGCTCACTGATAAGAACGGCAAGCCGGTCAAGGGCGACCTCGACAAGCCGGATGCAATTTATATCCTCGATCCGTCGAAAGTTCATCCCCTCATCGACACCGACAATTTCCCGGCGCACATCAAAGCCTACCGGATGAAGCTCGGCAACAAGACGTACACGTTCGACCCCGCGTGCGTTATCCATTTCCGCTCACCCGATCCGATGAACGTATTCGAGGGCCGCGGTATCGTGCAGGCCGGCGCCGAGTATATCGACAACGACAACTATGCGATGGAGTTCAACCGCAAGTTCTTTATCAATGGCGCGCGGCCGGCGGGATTCCTTGAAACCGAGGGCGTAGCAGAAGCCCAGATCGAGGCGATCAAAGTTGGCTTTGCCGAGGTGCATGAAGGCATCGACAACATGCAGCGCATCGCCGTCCTGCCGAAAGGCGTGAAGTGGTCGCCGGCAGGTGCGAGCCCAAAAGACATGGACTTCAAGAACATGTCCGAGGATATGCGCGATCGCATCCTTGCGCTCTTTGGCGTGTCGAAGACGATCCTGGGAACCGCCGAGTCAGATACCAACCGCGCGACGGCCGAGACGGCGGACTATGTCTTTTCAAAGCGAGTCATCAAGCCGCACATGCAGCGCATCTGCGATTTCCTGAATGAGAAGCTCGTGCCCCGATATGCCGATGACCTTTACATCAGTTTCATTGATCCTGTGCCGGAAGACCGTGGCGCGCGCACGACTGAGATGCAAGCGGCCGTAGCAAGCCAACCGATCCTCACGATCAACGAAGCCCGCGACGAATTCATGGCTTGGCCCGGTCGAGGGCGGCGATGCCCTTATGTCGCCTTCGACGATGACGCCGGTCGGAGAGCCGAAAGGGGATGGTGATGTAAACCCGCAAGCGGCCGGTGGAACTGACACAGGAAAGATGACCCGCAAAGCGATCGAAGCGAAGGTTCAGAAAGCCGCGAACGGCCAGCGCGTCGCATACCGCCCTGCGCGGACGAAGCTGCAGTCCCGCTCGAAAGCCCGCACGGAGATGGCCGAGTCACTCAAGAAGACGATTGCGGACAAACTCACCGCCCGCCTTGCCGCAAAGAAGTTCGAGAGCACCAAGGAGCAGGATGAAGCGCGCTGGAAGGAATGGAGCGACTACACGGCGCAGGCCGAAAAAGACATCGCTCAGACGGTGAAGAAGCTGAATGCCGAGCAGAAGAAAGAAGTGCTCGACAACCTTCCGGCGGCGATCACGAAAGGCATCAACCCTGCCGATCTTTTCGACATCGACAAGTGGATCTCCATCACGACCGATGCGTTGACGCCGATCATGGACACGCTCTTTGAGCACCAGGCGCGGGCAGCCGCGGCGGAAGTCGGCAAGCCGGAGCTCAATCCGTTCAATGACACCTCACGCGCGGCGGTTCACCGTTCCGTTCAGTTGATGTCCGAGAGCTATAACCAGACGACGCTGAATGTCCTTGAAGCAAAAATCAATGACGGACTCCAGGCCGGCGAGCCGCTTGCGGACATTACGAAGCGCGTGGAACAGATCTACGAATGGAGCGACGACAAGCGCGCGGCGACCGTGGCAAAGACAGAATCCTTCCGGACCGCGAACGACGCGCTAAAGACCGCATGGCAGGAGTCCGGCGTTGTGAAGACGGTGCGCTGGTACAACGCGAACAATCCCTGCCCGTTCTGCCAGAGCATGGACGGCAAGACAATCAGCGTCGATGACAACTTTTTCGACAACGGCGATAGCCTCACGGTCGGGGAAGGCGATAACGCGCAGACCATGTCGCTTGACTACGGTGATGTTGGCGCGCCCCCACTTCATCCCAATTGCATGTGCTTCCTGCGTCCCGAAGACGTCGAAATTTAGCGCCGCACAATGGCAATACTCGACCCAGTCGCAAACCTAATCAGGCTCATCGTAAGCGGAACGTACGGCACAACCGACACTTCGATTGTCGTCGTGTCCGGCGGCTCAACGCTCCCGACCTCCGCCTCTTGGAACGCGGTTTGGTGGAACAGCACGGACTTTCCCGACCCGTCTCTTGATCCGAATGCCGAGATCGTCCGCGTGAACGGACCCGGTATCTCCGGCAATACACTGCCGATCACCCGCGCCCAGGAAGGCACAGCCGCTTCGACCAAGAACACCGCCGGCAAGTCCTATTCGCTCGTCCTCGGCATTACGGCCAAGATGATCGAGGACATCGGAAACAACCTTCAGAAGCCGTGGCGGCTCGTGAACGTGGACGGCGTGATCGATGGCGTGAATACGACGTTTACGCTCCACGGAAGCATCACGCCATTCGATCCGAACTCCATGGATGTCAAACTTGCCCGCCAGCCGCAGGAGCAGGGCATTGACTACACTCTTAGCGGCGTTACGATTAGCTATATAACCCCGCCCGACCCCTCACTGAGCGGCCAACCCCATACCGCAAAATACCAATAATCCCGTGACCACCCACATTAACCTTCGCAAAGCAATCGCGGTCGTCGTCGCGATCATTGTTGTCTTTGGTTTCATCTGGGCCGTGGATGCATTCGCGGCGCCCTATCCCACCGGTGTAGGCGGCACGGGTACCAGCCAGACTCCGGCATCGGGCACAATACCGATCGGGACCGGCGCAGGTACGTACACACCGGCGCTTATCACCCCGGGTACCGACATCATCATCACGAACGCATCCGGCAGCATCACGCTCGCAGTGAAGAATGGCGACTTTTTGCCCTCAAGCACCGTGTATGTCTCCGCGGTCAATGGGCAAAGCGGCGCGGTGACGATCACGTCATCGACGCTCGGCGTAGCGACAAACACCCTTTCGCTTTTCAACGGCAACGGCTTCACCACAACGACGATCCAGTCGGTATTGAATGCACTCTCGGCTGTCGGTCTTGCTGCCTACAATTCATCCACCGGCGTCTTCAGCGTCTCCTCGTCCTCGCTCAACCTCAAATCGGCATCGCAATACAATTTTTCGGACCTCTTGCCGTCGTCTACAGTTTACGTGGCAACGGTCAACGGCCAGTCGGGAGCAGTAACGATCAGTTCTGTTGCAACCACGACAATCAATAACGCTCAGGCGATCGTCTTCAGTCTGATCGGCGACGGCACGACCGTCACGAGCACCGTGAACGGCACGACCACGACCTTTTCAATAATCAACACCGGCAACTGGGCGGGGACCTGGCAGGGAACCAATTCAACCACCTTCTATCTCGCGTCGAACCCCAGCGGCTATATCTCGACTTCGACCTTCAATGCTACGGGAACGGCTGGGTATTTCCCTCTGTGGGGTGCTTTGGGAAATGCGCTTTCTGCCACGTCGTCAATTTTCCAATCAGGAGGAAATGTTGGCGTTGGCACGACGAGTACCAACTCATTATTCAACGTAAGCGGCACTATCGATTTTGAAACCAGTGACTGGCTGAATGCCACGACTTCCCTTCCGATTGGTTCTGCTTCGACCTCGATTATGATCTCTACCACCACGGGTCTTTCTGCTTCTGGCTATGCGGAAATCAACAATGTGGAAGTGGTGAGTTATGGCTCCTTTACCGCGAATGGGGCAAGCTCGACCCTCAATAATGTTACGCGGGGACTTTTTTCCACCGTTGCCACTGCTGCTAGTGCTGGCACTGTGGTGAATGCCATTTCTGATGTCATTTCCCAGTCCACATCACAACTTCCCATATTCATGGCGCAATGTTTTACGAATGCGGGGACGACTCCGTGCGATGAGGCTATTGGCGCAGTTCCCAATAGCAGTGGCCCTCGACTCCTCAATGTCAATGGAGCCATCCATGCGAATGCCATCAATTCATACGGAGCCGTACTTAACGTTTGTAACTTTACCACCACGTGCACAATCGGATCGGCGAATACGATTTCCATTATGACCAATACGAATAATATAAGGGTCTTTTCAACAGGTGTTGCGACCGATACGGTACTCACCCCGTACACCAATCAGGCGATTCGGTTGAGAGATTCAAACAGCACCGATCGACTTATCGTGGCATCGAGCGGGCCTGTCACCGTATCGAGTACCCTCACCGTTATCCAGACCTCAACGTTCTATGGAAATGTCAGCGTGAATACAACATCCTCTAATTCTACATTCACCGTGAATGGCGCGGCGGACTTTGGCGGGTTTACGACCACGACGAATATTTATGGGACGGGAATCAATGCAACGGGGTCGGTTTACTTTGTCAATAACAATGCACTTTCATTTTCTCACCTCTCATCAAGCTATGCTTCGACCGTCACCTCTAGTATGTTAGTCGCAACGACGACCGGACTGCCCGCATCAGGCTTTATTGAATACGACCCGAATAATTCTGTTCTCGCTCAACATGAAATTATCCACTACAATTCGCTTAATACCTCGACGGTGAGCATCGTGGGACTTACCCGTGGGATGTTCGGTACATCGGCATTAAATCTCACGACGAGTTCATTTATCGAATACTTTGAACCGATCTTTGCATCGGGAAATAACGTCGCCCCGCTGATGTCTTTTGAGTCTCCCGGTCAGTTGGGATTCGGTGTTCTCCCCGTCATGCCTGTTACCTATAGTTTTGCCGCATCCTTGGGTACGACAGGAGTCAGCAGTATCGGAGGAGGTGCATTAGCACTGTGCGGATCAGTGAGCACTTGTAGCATCGGCCCCGCTACGACACTCGCGCTCCAAACATCGAATAACGGCGTGTATGTTTTCACGGGAGGATTGAATACCTCAACCGAAATCCAGCCCTATACTTCACAGAAAATTGTGTTTGCATCATCTACGGGAAATTATTATGGATTTATTGCTCCGAATGGAGATTGGAATCTTGGCACATCAACGGATCTTGGAGCGACACTTGGGGTGAACGGAAGTTCAACATTTAATGGACCAGTAAGCATTTCAGCAACCACTACCGTACAAGGTTCGCCCGTGCTTACCCTCCCTCCGCAGACCCTTGCGACCTATGGCCCGACAAACGTCTTTTGGAACAATAACGTTAACAACGGTACGACGACGCTCAACATCACCGCCGTTCAGATTCCCTATAACGAAACGTTAACTGGCATCAGCTTCGCCACATGGGATGTCGCGGCAGGGAGCTCAACAGTGGGACTTTATAACTATGCAGGGACTCTCGTCGCATCGAGCACCGGCGCAACGCTGCCCGGAACCTTTGCCGCCGTCCATCAGGCATTCCAAAGCACGTTCTCAGTCACGCCAGGAGTGTGGTATATCACGATGCTCAATTCCCGTTCGTCAGACCACTTTATCGGTGTCCTTGCATCAACTCCGACCAATAGTTTCACGCAGGGAGGCAATACGCTCCCAACCACGATCCCCACCTCATCCATAACCACAAGCGGCATCATTCCCATGCTATCAACCTATTAAAAATAATTATGAACCCACAATACCAAATCATCACCTTAGCGGACGGAGTAACGAAAGCAATTCAGCTCGCAGGGCCGACCTTCACCGTATCCGACCTTCAAGACCAGATCATCCCGCTCGCAGCACAACTTAATACACTCAATGATGACATCGCATCACTCCAACAGCGCATTGCTGCCGACCAAGAAACTGCGGCAACCCTCACCGCGCAGATTCAAACGATTAACGATCAAATTACTTCCCTGAATGCCCCCGATGTGGTCGCGACGCCGACGACCATGACAACTACTGATCCCGCACAGCCCGTATGAAATCCGCAAAGGCAAAGCCAAAAGTAAAAGAGAAGGTGCCCGACGGCTGGGTTGATCCGCTCCGCATCGATGCTCTGGAGCGCCGATGGCGCCGCTTCGAGGTGTTCGACAGCCGCCAGCGTGTCATCAAAGTTCTGCTCATCGCCATTGTCGTTCTGCAGTTAATCATCATCTTTAGATAATCATGTACGGGTTTTCTGGCTACGGAACATCTGCTTACGGATCGGAACGGCAAAGCCAGATCGCCGGACCGCTTGTGAAGCTCGCCGTGAGGATCGTGCAGAACGCCTATAACGTGGCCGCGAAGCTGACGCTTCAATTCCGTCCGGTCGCAGTTCTCCGAAGAGACCCAAGCCCGATGGCGCTTCCACTCCGATTCCGCAGCCTCACGCTCTCGAATCCCGAAACAAACCAACGAACACTCGAACTATGATCCTCCAACCCCAGATCGTCGGCCAAGGCGACTACGGCTATCAGCTCCCCTTCACACTCCAGGATGGCAACGGCAATCCGGTTGACATCTCAACCGCATCCCTCGTGATTAATGTGCAGGACAGCCAGGACGCCACGCAGACCGTCCTCTTTAGCGGCGCCATGACCGTGGATAACGGGCCTTCCGGTACCTGCCACTACACCGTCGGTTCCGGCAATTTCCCGAATCCCGGAACATTTCTCGCGCAAGTCGTCGCCACCTGGTCGTCTTCCGAGGCGCTCACGTGGTCGGGAATCAAGATCATCGTCGAGCCGAAACTTCCGAAGGCCATCAACTGAGATGATTACCGGCTCCAAGTCTCCCTACTACGAAGAGACCAAATGCAAATGTGGGGCAACGATCAATCGCCGGAAGGGCGTCTCAAATCCCATCTGCTCATCGTGCCGGCAAAAGAAAGACCGGGACCGGAAGCGCGGAGTTCTGCACATATCCAAGAAGGCTTGACGTTCATAGAATTAGGGTATGAATAACAAATCACTCATCGCCATCCTTGCGGTGGCAAGCATCGTCGGAGGTTTGGTCGGGGGTGTCGCAGCAAATAAATTAGTGCCTATGGTCGGAGGCGATTTCGCGGGCGGCGTGACGCCGTCGCAGCTCTTCACGGCCAGCGCGTCGGGTGGCGCCGGAAACGGCTACGTTACTCCGGCCGGCAGCCTTGGGATGCTTGCGAGTGGAGCGATCGGCGCGGGTGGCCAGTCGGCAAACAACGCCCTCACGGTTATCTTTACCGGCGTTTCGGTGTGGCCGACAGCGGCTACGACCATCCTCAGCTCGTCGACGCCATTCGGATCGGCGACCACGACCCAGGTCAGTTTCACTGCTTCGGGTTTTTCCGTCGGCGACCCGTGCGAGGTTGAATACACGGGCACGACATCCACTTTGTTAACGAGCGCGAACGTCTCCGCGGTAAGCGGCAACGCCGTGACCTCGACCGTGAATATCTTAAATGCATCCGGCGCATCGATCACCGTGACCGCGACGAGCACCATAACCGGCGTATCGAGCACCGTGAAGACCACCTGCTTCCATACCGGCGTCTAATCCCATTTCAAACGGGACATGAACGAAGCACTCAAACAATTTTCAACCGCACTCGCCGATGACCTCCGAAAGAAACTAGAGACCGAAGAGACAAAGGAATTCATCAAGGCGACCAAAGCATCCGGCGACGACCGGAGCTTTGAAGTAGTGATGAGCACATCCGACGAAGACCGCCAGGGCGATGAGCTCGACCAGTCCAAGTGGGATTTAAAGTACTTCGAGATGAACCCCGTTGTATTGTGGGCTCACGATTACGGCAGCTTCCCCATCGGTGTCGTTGATGACATCCGCATCGACGGCGATCAAGCGATCGCCACGGGCAAGTTCGCGCCGGCAGGCGTGAATCCCGAAGCCGACATGGCATGCGCGCTGTACCAGGAGAAGATCCTCCGTACGGTCTCCCCCGGCTACATCCAAAACGACGACGGCACGCGCGAGCTGCTTGAAATGAGCTTTTGCCCGGTTCCGGCCGGACGCTATGCGCTGTCGCTTCGCCAGGTTGGAAAGCTCGGCGTGTCGACCGGTGAACTCGTTGCCAAGGGCTTTTTCTATGAAGAGAAGAAGAATAAGTCGCCCCAGATCGGCGACCGCTGCGAGACGGACGACGGAACGGTCGGGATACTCGCAGATGACGACAAGAATCCCGGAGCCCTCGTATGCGTCCCCTCGAAATCAAACAAATCCGAATCTATGAATAACGAACTCGAAAAGAAAATAAAGGCGGAAGACGGACGGCATGGCAAGGAGATTGGCAAAGCGATCGATGAATTCAAGGCCATTGACGACTTTGAGGAAAAGATGGACTCCGAGAACGCCGACCATCTCAACAAGTGCATGAAGGCCATCGACGAGAGCTACGAGCTTGAGGATCAGAAGCCGAAGAAAACGATCGATGAATTCAAGTCCGATATGAAAGCGGAGCACCTGAAGCATGTAAAGTGCTTCGACAAAGCCATTGACGAATTCAAGAGTGCCATGACTGCCGCCGATGGCGAGGATGCTTCGGCAAAGGCCATCGACGAATTCACGAAATCGGCCAGCGCCGAACTTGACCGCCATGAAAAGGCGCACGGTGATCTCATGGAGGAACACGCGCCGGCACCAGAGGAAGAGGAAAAGGCGCTCGCAGACGCCATTGTTAAATCCGGCCGCGCCATTTCAGCGAAGAACCGAGACGCTATTGAGAAGGTCATCAAAGCCCTTGAGGACCATCATACGGAACATGGGAAAGCTATTGACGATGTAACCGCAGCCCTGAAGGCCATCATGGCGTCAGGCGACGGAGGGGAGGAACCTTCCACCGAGCCGAAAGGCGAGGAGAAGGCCCTGAACGAAAGGTCGAGCACCTCAGGAGCAACTGCAGAGTTGGAGACTTACCTCTTCACCCAGCGGCTCGTGAGGCAGGTCAAGACTGCTACCGAAGGTGCTCTCCGTCAGATTAACGACAAAATTAAGAAGGCGCGCACTCCGGGCAGATAGACCTATCACACAACAACAAACAAGTGGATAAGAAAGAAATCGTAGAGGTGGTCTCGAAGACCGTCTCCGATGGGTTCAACGACTTCATGGAGAAGCAGCTCGTTCCGACTATGGAAGAGATCTCCGTGAAGACCGCACGCACAATCGTCGAACAGGCTTTGGTGGAGCGTTCAGTTAAGGGACGCGACATCTCCGGCATGACGACCGACCAGAAGATTGCCTTCGCCAAACAGGTGCAGGCCGTTTTCCGTGGTAACCGCGATGGAGCTTTGAAGGTGAAAGCCAACGAAGCGCTCATCGAGGAACAGGACAACCGTGGCGGCTACTTGGTCGAACCGGAAGTCGCAGCAGCGATCCTTCGCATCGCGGCGTCCGTCGGTACGATCCTGAAGCAGGCACAGAACTGGCCGATGAGGACCGATGAATTGGGCATCCCCAATTACACCGGCTCCTTCCTCACCGGTTCCTATATCGGCGTCGATCTCCCTGGTACCGTCACCGGACTCACGTTCGGCCAGGCGGTCCTCATTGCCCGTAAGTGGCAGCTCGCGTTCACCGTTGGCAACGACCTTTTGGCCGATGCTTCGGTGCAGCTCGCGGACTGGCTTATGGCGATGGCAGGCGAGGCGCTCGCAAATATGGTTGACCAGCAGGGATTCGTCGGCGGCGGCACTGTCGCAGGCGTGAACTACGCGGGTCCGTTCGTCGGCATCATGAATACCGCGAACGTCAACACGTACTTCCTCGGCAACTCCTCCACCTCGGGCAGCACTTCGTACGCGAAGTTCGACCCGGTGAAGGATACGACGAACATCATCGCACAGCTTGAAGAATCGATCCTCGACGGCGCCGCATTCTATATGCACCGCACCGTTTGGGCGACCGTCTCTCAGGTTCTCGCTTCGACGTCAGGCATTCCGTACTTGTTCTTGGGCGGGTTCGCGAAAGGTTCCGAACTCGATAAGGACCCGTATGGCGGCCCGATCGTTCCGGCAGGACACATGGGAGGCTTCCCGGTTTATACGAACCGTTGGCTTCCTCAGCAGTCGACCACGGCGGCAAACACGCCGTTCATGATCTTCGGCAACCTCAAGGCATGTGCGTTCGGCGACAAGGGCGACCTCCGCGTCGCGCAGTTCGAGTCAGGCTCGTTCGGCGGCAAAGAGATCGCGCTTGCTGACCAGCGCGGCATCGTCTACAAGCATCGCCACGCATTCGTGGTCGTGCTCCCCAAAGCATTCGTGGTCATCAGCACATCGGTGTCCTAGTCTTGCTGCAATCCGTTCCAGGCGTGCGCTGATTCCTCGGCGCCGCCGGAGCGGACGGGGTAATAAACCGCCCGTGAAGCGCGCAAGCGTTTCATCCCTTCCGATTAAAGTCGAAGGAAGGCAGGGGCCAATCAATCAAATTCAATGCGCGATTCAATTTATGACAGCGTGAAGCTTGTCGGCTCCGCAAGCGTCATCTCGAACGTGAGCGGCTCTTCGGCCGTGAACGGTGCGGGAATCGACACCCAGGGAATGACCGATGCTGCGCTCCGCATCTGCGTCGGCATCCCGACGGGATCACCGACCGGCGCATCGTTCGTGGTTGCGTTGCAGGAATCGCCCGATAACGGCACGACTGCATTCGCGGCTGCGCTCGATAACACCGGCGCGACGATCGGCGGAACGCTCACGTTGCTTGTCGGCGCGACCGGCACGACCGTAAGCGGTTCGAATACCGTCACGGCACTGTCGAGCGTTACCGGCTTGAACGTCGGCGCACTCGTTACGGGCACCGGTATTCCGGCGGGCACGGTGGTCACGTCCGTAGGGACAACGACCCTCACGCTCAGCGCGAATGCAACGGCTTCGAACAGCGGCGTTACGCTCTCGTTCTCCGGCGACCTCGAAGCCCGCATCGAAGGCCTCAACCTTAATCGGAAGCGGTACCTTCGGGCGGTTGTCACCCCGACCTTCACCGGGGGATCGAGCCCCGCGGCTCCGGTCATTGCCGAGATCGTCCAGGGCGGACCTCCGCAGCAGCTCCCCGTCACGACCGTTGTGTCGAATACCTAGTCAATAGGCATTCGAATCTTCGTTCCGTGCCCCTTCCGGTGAGGTAAGGGGCACGACGCGAGGATCTTCCTCGATCTACAATGACCACTCAAGAACAGGTTGCAAAATACGCCCTCACAACTTTATCGCGCGTTAAAGACAGGTTGGACATCACTATCGACGACAAAGATGCGGTTTTGACGCGCATGATCAATTCCGTCACCGACTACATTGAGCGCGAGTGTGGCAAGACGGGCCTCGAAGCCTACCCGAACGACGGCCATTTCGTGCAGAAAACGTACACGAACGACGTCTATACTGCGCGGGGAAGGAACCAGGAACACCTTGTCCTCCGCAATTCCCCCGTCACCTATCTCACGGTCACCGGGAATCTGACAGCAGGCTCCACATCCGTGACCGTCGCTCCGTATATCGGCATCGTTGCCGGCATGCCGCTGTACAACATTCAGGGCCTCTTTCCGCAGGGCACGACCGTCGCAACTGTTGGCACTTCGGGAGCGCTCACCATGAGCCAACCCGCGAGCGTTTCGCTGACCGGAGCCGTGTTCGAGATCAGCGGCCTCATCTCATTCCAGTGGCGCTCCGGCACCCCGAGCAATCCTCAATGGACATCCTTTATTCAGGACCAGTTCGAACTCGACCAGCAGGGTCGTTCCGGCATCATCCGCGTCTACGGCTCGATTCCCGGACTCTACAACAACATGATCCGCGCTACCTACGTCGCCGGGTATCCGGTGGACTGGCAGAACGCCGGAAATGGCGCAAGCCATCAGCTTCCGAGTGATCTCTCCAATCTTTGTGAAAACATTGTGGTCCGCATTTACAAGCGGCGTCAGCTCGACGGCAAAGCAAGCGAAAACATCGCGGGCGCTACGACCGCGTGGCGCGATGGCCTCGATTCCTTCGATCAGAATGTGATCAATAATTACCGCCGTCCGGCACTCATTTTCTAATCACATGGCCGACACGCAATTTAGAGTAACCATCCCCAACCTCCCAAAGCTCCAGGAAGCCCTTGCCAACTATCCGGCGATCTCCGCACCGATCGTGCAGCGGGCAATCGTGGCAGCGCAGGCGATCCTTGCGAAGTTCACGACCGCGGCAACCGTTCCCATCCGCACCGGCTACCTTGTGCAGAACTGGGCGTTCGAGGTCGGCAATCTGATGGCGCGATGGTATCCGCGGGCGAGCTACGCGCCCTATGTCGAGTTCGGCACGGCGCCGCATGAGATCCGGCCCGTGAATAAGCGTGTCCTTGCGAATGCGCAGACCGGCGAGATCTATGGCACGCTTGTCCATCACCCTGGCACGAAGGCAAACCCCTTCATGGAAAGAATCGTTGCGTCGGCACAGCCGGAGATTGACACGCTGTTCGGTACCGCGCTCGACCAGGTAACCCTAGCGATCGCAAACCAAGCCAATGGCTAAAACACCGGCACAAAACATAAAGCAATCCATCATCACCGATCTGCGGTCGCTCGTCGCAAGCGGTGTGCTCGGATCGGTAAGTGCCGATGATTTCACGAAACTCAACCCGCTCGATCGTACCTGGGGGTCGTTTCCGGCCGCGCTCGTCATTCCGCCCACGGTAAGCGCTTCCGAGTACTACGATGTCGCCACGAACCTGCGCGAATACACATGGTATGTCATGGTGGTCACAACGCCGGAGAACCTGCGGCCCACCGACCCCACTTACCTCGAAAGCCTGATTGACAACACGTTGCAGGTTTTCGACAACGATGTGACCTTGCAGGGCATGGCGGTCGGAGGCGTATCACCCGCGATCCTTGACCCTCCGGGGCCTGTGAGTAGCGGCTCTATCACTTATGTGATTTACGCCCTACAATTGAAAGCAAAGGTCCTCGTGCCCGCGGCAGTCCAATAAATTAACTCATTACATTCGTGGATATATCCTCAACTCAAAACAAAATGATCGACGGCGATTCCGCCGCAAACAAGGACGTTCAGCCGACGACCGCAATCGCGGCCTCCGTCCTTGAGAACGAATATTTCTACCCCGAGACGAATGGCTATCAGGCCATCTCCGTGCGCGCGGCCACTATCGATGACGCGCAGAAGATCTATCTCGCAAGGCGGAAGCCGATGATTCCGGAACCTGAAAAGGTCGAAGACAGTAAAGAAACCAATAACGAATAACCATGCCAAAAGGAATAGGAAGATTAGGGGCAGTCGGCATAGCAAAGGAAACGACCCGCGGGACTGCTATCGGCTCCGCCTCATATTGGCTCCCGTTCAGCGACCTCTCGCTTGACGAGAAATTCGAAAATGTCGAGCAGGATGAAGCGTACGGGATCATCGAAGATTCCGTAGGCGAATTCCGCGTCAAAAACTGGATGGAAGGTACGGTCAAAGTTCCGGTAACGGACCAGAGTCTGCCGCTCCTCCTCCTCGCGCAGCTCGGCGCGAACGCCGACAGCACGCACGCGGGCGAATCGACCGTCTATGACCACAAGGCGACCGTCGGCGAGTCTGCACAGCACCAGTCACTCACGATGTTCATCCATGATCCGCTGGCGGGCGTGGACTACTCACACGCGCTCGGCGTGATCCATAAGACGGAATTCGACGTTGAGCTGAAGAAATTCGCGGAACTGTCGCTTTCGGTAAAAGCGCTGAAGGGCGTATCGCAGAGCACGTTCACCCCGTCGATCGCGGCGGAAAACCGGTTCCTCCCGCAGTACATGTCGTTCTCGTATGCGCCGAGCGTCGCCGGAGTAAACGGCACGCTAACGGCGACCGGCACAGCGGCAACAACAATCCACGTGACGGGTCTCAGCATCAGCACGACGCTCCTGAACGTCGGTATGCCCGTATCAGGTACCAATGTCCCGGCAGGCGCCATGGTGGCGGCAATCGTCAGCGCGTCGGCGTTCGACCTCTCGGTAGCATCCACCGGCGCGATCGGAACGCTCACGTTCAGCGGAAACCCGGTCAAGCTCAAATCGTTCAAAATGACGATCGACTCGAACCTCGAAGATCAGGAGGTGCTCTCGAATGTCGCCCCCCAGGACTTTCTCAATAAGGAGTTCAAGGTGGAGGGTACGCTCGAAGCCATCTGGCAGAACGAGTCGGATTTCAAGACAGTTGCACTCGTCACCCCGAACGTCGCGCAGGCGATGCTCGTCTCTCTTACAAACAGCGACGTGAGCATCGGTGTTGTCCCCTCGCATCCGACAGTGAAAATACTGTTCGACAAGGTGTACTTCAAAGACATCTCGCGTCCGTTCAAAGTTAAGGACCTCGTTTACCAAACGTTAAAATTTAAGGCCGTCTATAACACGACCACGAGCGAGATGATCGCCGTCACAACGACGAATACGGTCGCAAGCTACTAAATCAGTTAATCAAACAAAATCCTCACCATGGAAAGAGAAACAAAAGAATTCACCACGCCCGGCGGCCGGCAGGTCATCGTAAAGACGTTCTTGACCGCCCGGGAAGTGAACAACGTTCTCAGGCAGATATTCGGTTCACAGGAAGTGTCCGCGCAGGCCGACGGTTCGCCACAAGCCAAACTGTCGATGGTCGTGGGTATCGAGCGCAACATAAAACTCATCGAAACGGCAGTTGTCTCGCTCGAAGGCTCAACAGAGAACCTCGCCGATCGTTTACAGGACCTTCCCGCGGCGGAATACACCACCATCCTCAACGAAGTTAAAACGCTCGCTGACGGAAATTTTTAGCAGGCGAAGTTGATCACCGCTGGCACACCTTCTTCGCCGTTGGACGTGCCGAGCTCTATCCCGAACAGATCGCTGCGATCATTTGCAGGGAAATGCACTGGGATTGGCACACGTATCAGGACCAGCCAAAATGGTTTATCGACGTCGTTCTCTCAATGCTCCATGAGGAAGCAGAGGAGGCGAACCGCCGGGCAAAGCAGTAGCCGCCCCTTGCCAAAACGCCGGTTTCGGGGCATTGTTAAAACGATAGGAAAGGTCAATAAACAACTTACATTCATCAATGCTCAAAAAGCTAAAGATTGCTTGCCCACAGTGCCATGCATACAAATTGTGGTCGTGGAGTCCGGCGGGGCTTGCGCTATCGCTCGTGCTCGGTAGCATCATAACGATGTGCATCCCGATTATCGGATGGCTGCTATTTATTCCATTGGCGCTCGCTGATGTTGTCCTAATACCAGCAACGATTGTCCTCTATCTCATCCCCAAAATGAGAATAGTCACCGTGCGTTGCCGCCAGTGCGAATGGACGGGCTTGCCTGCATCTCTCACTTCACTTAAACCACAAACCGCCTCGTAATCGCAACCGATCCTCGCTTGTAATGGCCGCATCGCAATCAATTTTAGAAATTATCATCCAGGCGGTCGACCAATCAGCGGCCGGGCTTGAGAACGCTCAGAATAACCTGAAGGATATGAGCCAGGCGGCCGTTACGGCGGGAACGCAGCTTGCGATTGCAGGGGCCGCCATCACCGCGGCCTACGTGGGCATCGTCGATTCAGCGGCGAACGTTCAAGAATCCCAGGACAATCTGAAGCAGGCCGTGACGGATGCAATGGCGGGCGCGAGCACCTCCAGCAACTCATACGCGACGCAGGTCAAATTCCTTCAGGACAAGATCGACAGCTATAAGGCGTCAATCGCGTCAGCGACCGCCACCCTCGACACGCACACTGGCAGCACGGAGAAAGTCGCCGCCGCTCACGAAGCCGCAGCCGCCAAAATCGCCACCGATCAGGTCAATATGGCCAAGTATCAGGCCCAACTTGACATCCTCCAGAATTCACAGCAGCTTGAGGGTGACAGCCTTGATGACATTACCGGCAAACTCGATACCCAGGCTACCGCAAACGTGTCGCTGGGCTTTTCGATTGCTGATAGCACGCGGAGCCTCTCACAGGCCTTTACGGCCACCAAAAGTGTGAGCGAAGCGATGCAAGTCAACCAGGCCGCGATGGATCTCGCTCGCGCGAAGAACATCGACCTCGCGACTGCCACGAATCAGGTCATTCTTGCCATGAACGGCCAGGGCCGCGCTCTTGCGACCTACGGCATTCAGATCAAAGACGGCCTCTCCGGCATGGAGGCATTGCAAGCGGTTCAAGGCGCGGTAAATGGTCAATCTCAAGCCTACGCTGAGACACTCACCGGCCAGCTCTCCATAGCGATGGCCAGCTTTAATAAGCTCCTGTCCGATATGGGAAGCACCCAGTTGCCGTTGCTCACTAAGCTTTTGGAAGTGTTTGTAAAGATCATTGATGCAGTAGACTCGTGGATCACCGCTCACCCGAAGCTCACCGAAGCGCTCCTTGTGTTCGTCGGCGTCCTCGGCGTCATGCTCACGATCCTCGGCACCGTCCTTGTTGTTGTGGGGACTGTCGGCCTTGCGCTTACCGCCGGATTGAGCGCCGCCTTCGTAGGCATCGCCGCTGCCGTAGCCGTCGCGATCGCCGCACTTGTCGCGATTGGTGTCGCCGTCGTCGAGAATTGGGATTATATTCGCGACAACTTTGTCGCTACATGGCAAACTCTCGAATCGTTCTTCTCGACCGGCTGGAATTGGGTTAAGAGCCTGTTTAGTTCCTCGCTCGGAGAGATAGGAAATATCTGGAACACCGCGTGGCAAGGTATGTCCGACTTTCTCGGCACTATTTGGAACGTCATCAAGACGACCATAAAGGACGGCATTAACTACGAGATCTGGGGCATTAACGCCTTCATCAATGCGCTTGATGCGATCCATATTTCGCTCCCGTCCATTTCCATACCCGGCACGAAGATCGCCACGCCCGCCCTCAATCTCGGATTTAATATCCCGGACATCCCGATGCTCGCCGCTGGCGGGATAGTCACCGGTCCGACCCTTGCGCTTATCGGGGAAGGGGGGCCGGAGGCAGTCGTGCCGCTGTCTTCAATGGGAGCCGGCGGTCCCGGTGGTCAGCAGATCGTTATAAACATCAATGGCGGGATCTTTCCGGCCGATTCGTCGGCAATCCGCCAGATCGGGGACTTGCTCGCAAAGCAGATCAATATGTCGCTCAGGACCCGTAACTACGCATCCTGATATATGACGAATCCCGTAATCGTCAAATGCAATGGTACCGATATTTCATCGTCGGTCGATTACAAATCTATCGACTGCGTTTCAGTGCTCACAAAGGAAAACGCAAATTTGAAGTTCACGGTTAGGCAAGGTGTCGGACAAACCTATCCGGCAATCACCATTCCGGCGATCGGCAATTCTGTTCAACTCTACGATTCCACCGGAGTCATCTTTGGGGGTACGGTGACAGAAGTGGAAGCAACTATTGAAGGTCTTCTCATTACGAATCAAATCACTGTAAGCGACTACGGATATTTACTCGACGGGAATCTGGTCAAAAAGAACTACGCGATGATGGACCCTCACGACATCGTGGTCGACATCATCACCAATTTTGCCGTTGGCAAGGGCTTCACGACGAACCACGTCCAGAAAGCGAATTTCCTCGTGCCGTCGATCAAGTTCAATTACCAGCAGCCGACCAAGTGCCTTCAGTCGCTCGCGAAGCTCATCGGATGGGACTGGTACATCGATCCGAACAAAGACATCCATTTTTTCCTGGGCGACGTAGATAACGCCGTGGGCGAAGGCGGTGTCGCCCCTATCACGGTGGATGCGACGAGCGGCAAGATTGAATGGAACTCGCTTGACGTGGATCTCAATCTGCAGAACATGCAGAACAGCGTGTTTGTTATCGGTGGCACATATGTGAAGACCTTCACCGCGGGGAACACGCCTGACAGCTTTCCGACCGATGGCACTACGCAGTTCTTCACCACGTCGTATCCCTACGACATTGCCACCATCACGGTAACGTTGGACGGAGTCGCCCAGACTGTCGGCACGGCGAACCAGACGGCGCCCGGCTCGGTGCAGGTCCTCTATAACGACGCCCAACGGTGGATTCAGTTCACCGCCGGCGCACCCGCCAACGGCCACACCGTGAAGGTGTATGGCAATGCGAAAGTGCCAATCGTCGCGCACGCGGGCAACGCGGCGAGTATCGCCACCTATGGCGAATACCAGACGGTCATTGTCGATGTGAAGATCACATCGGTTCCGGAGGCCCAGCAGCGGGCGCAGGCGGCCGTCCTCCAGTTCGGCCATCCGGTGTATGACATCAAGTTCAAGACGCTCGTCCCCGGATGCGCGATAGGCCAGGTAATCACCGTCAATCTCCCTGCGTTCGGGATCTCGGACAAGCAGCTCGTCATCAAGCGGGTCGAAGCGACCGGCTACGTGCCAGGCGCGAACGGCCAGCTTGAATACCAGGTCGAGTGCATCGGGTCGGATAACGTGACCTTCACCGATCTCATGACGACACTCCTCCAAGAAGAAGCGACCCAGACACAGGTGGACGACTCGACGATTAACGAGAACCTTGAGGTCGTCGGGGAAACCGCGACGCTTACCGAAGCCGTGAGTGCTACGCCAGGAACGAGTCCCTACGTATGGGATAGCTTCCGCTGGGATTTCTTCACATGGAGCTGACTTCTCCACAGCCGCTCTATGGTTTTGCCGCCTATTCGTCGCTATGATTTAGATAACCCCACATCCAATGAAAACCAGCGAGGCTCTTTCAGTTTCAGGGAAGATCATTGTCCGGTCGCACCCGGCAGGTACTCTGCACCTCTATCAATCGCTTGTGGACCTTCGGAGACTCGATCTCGCGCGGGAACTGCTGAGTGGCGGAAGAATCGAAGTTGAGCAGAAGAACCTAATAGTTGATTCCTCCAATTATGGCAAGGACATCCTTGTGCAATACCTAATCAGCGCGTACGCCGGGTCAAATCCATTTCCACTGGGGATAGCCTGGGGAGAGATCGGAACTGGGAATACCACGCCGGCGGCCAGCGATACCGCGCTAACCACACCAACGAACCGGGCCACTGTCGCCTATGCGGCCGACCTCGGCTTCAACGAGGCCCAGCTCCAGTTCTTCTTTCCGGATGCATCGCTTGCGAACGGAACTTATTACGAGTGCGGCAGCTTCATCGGAGGATCGTCATTAATCGGTTCCGGCAACATGTTCAACCACGCGCTATTTAGCTCGCCCTACTCAAAATCCAGTGGAACCGATACGACCCTCGAAATTGACATCACCATTTCATGAAGAGCAGACCAATTGCAACCGGCATGACGGGCAGGGCAAGTCAGCTTGATTCCGCACGCGATGACGCCCGGGGCGGAAGCTTTTTGTTCACGCATCAGCAGCTCGGCGTCCTTGCGCTAGGCACCGGCCCCTCGAACAATCAGGTGATCCCGATTGTGATAAACGGGACGACAATCACTGTTACGGCCGTCACCGGCAGCCCGACTAATCCGAATGACGTGAAAGCGCCCGGAACGGCGGCCGGCTTCGTCACGAATCTCATTCAATTCCTTCGCCGTCCCGATTTGACGACTTCAACGCAGATAGCCGCATCGAGCGCCAACCAAGTACTCTTGTCATACGTCGGCTGGGCATGGCCCGGCAGCTCGACGAATATCGTTCCCTTTTCCCTGAACAAGAACGTGAATGGAATCACGGGCCTTTTGACCAGTTTCAATATCACTGGCATCACGGTTACGAGTGGCACATGGACTGCGCAGACGATGCAGCTCTATGTAGAAGATGGAAGCTATTACATCAACGGCACCCGATACCTGTTTACCGGCGGTTCAACGCCAACCGTCACTGGTCCAGTTTCTAATCCCCGCATTGACGTCCTTACAATTGACACGTCAGGCACGCTCGCATGGACAACGGGGGCTGAGAACGCATCTCCCGTCGCACCTACCTATCCCGCGAATAAACTTCCAATCTGTGAACTCTACAATGTCGTCGGTGAAACCGCGCTGTATGACAACGAGAATCAGCAGGGCGGCCAGGGATATATTTCTAATGACGTGAGGCCCACTACGACCGCCGGGCCGAATCTCGGTGCAAT